AACCAGTTAAATTACCTGTACTAAACCCAGGTATTGAATAGTTATTTAAAACAACGATATTGGTATACCCTAAAGGATTTTCTGAATCAATCCAAGCTCTAAGGTCAGGTGTTGGGTTCGGATAAGTATATGTTCCAACAGCAGTTGAAGTGGGAACACCTGTTGATGGTATTTCTAATGTTAATATACCTTCACAATAAACATTCCCATTAAGAATAGCTTTTTTAATTTTATCACTTCCGGCATAACATTTTATTACATCGTCATTACCAATTTTAGTCATGTTCCCTCTTTTTTATGTATTTATATAAAATAAAGTATTTTTTATTTTTGTTTTATATAAAGTAACTTTTTTGTTTTAGTACATAGTACATAAATATTACTTTTTTAAAAGTCCCCAACTTTTAAGTTCTTTTTCTGTAACAACTACAAATTTAGCACCAATACTTTTTGCGTATTTTTCTGCTTGTTCCCATTTTGCTTGATTAATTGGATTATTTTGTTGATTGTACGGTTTTATTTCAACAATTACTTTTCTTCCATCCTTAAAATAAATAAAAAAGTCCGGAAAATATCTATGAACTTTGTTATCTTTTGGTGATAAATAAGGAATAGCAATACTCTCTGTTGACCATTTTAAAACGTCAGGACTTCTGTCACACCATTCCATAAATACTTTTTCCCAACTTGAACGGTATTCCGGTAAAATACTGGAATTCATTGTTTTATCGGATGGTTGAACATATTTAACAAAAATTCCGTTTTCTGTTAAAGGTTCATAATACCCACGTTTAAATTTTCCAGTTTTACGTTTTCTTTTTGAATTATATCTTGGTCTAGGTATTGCCATTATTTTGTACCATTAACCATAATTTCACTTGGTACAGCACACGCTGACATATAAACATCATCAGGCATTACAATTACTTTACCCTTTACGTTGTTATAAATATACATTCTTAAAACAGGGTGATTTTTAAATTTGAATAAAAATGGTTTTATGTCGTTGTATGTCAATTTACCGTTTCTTTTGTTTTTTAGTTCAACAAAATAAGAAGCAATAGCAACACGGTCTTTCATTGGTAAATGGTGCATATTTAAACCGTAAAAGTGTGTATTCTTTAATTTTTTATCTTTTGCCCAACCAAGACAAATAATCAACGGTACTTTGTCCCAACGTGTTCTATTTTTAAATTTAGCATCGTAATTCATTGAAATTAAATTACCGGGTTTAAATTTATCCTTAGATTTTGGTTGTTGATAACTTTTTTTTATATCTCTAATAAACTTTTTGGAATTTTTCTTTATATAATCAGCACCTCTTTTAAGGAATTCTTTTGTTTTACCGTATACTTTTTTTAAAAAGTTTTCTTCATTTATAAACAAAGACATTATATCATTTTCCATTTTTGTTGCTTCTTTTAATGTATTTACAACAGTAGGTTTACCGTTAAATTTTTGTAATTTTTTATAATCTTCTTGAAGTTTTTTAAGTTCAATGTTTAATTTTGATATTTCATTCATTCCTGTCCTTTTTAGTGTATTTATATTTTTTTAAGTTTTGTTTTGTAAAATATATAAAAGGAGCACTTTGTATGACACAAAAACAAAAAGAAACCAGGGAATACTTAATTACTAATATTCAAGAAATTAAGGAGATGTGGTTTAGTCCTAATTTTACAGTTAAAGAAATTGCAAATAAATACAATGTATCCACTCAAGTAATAACAAGGTTTATGAAACCTTATGGTAAAAAGAAATCAGCAGCAAAGGGAAAATTTAAAAATACTGAAATATTAATAAACAATGTTCAAGAAATTAAGGAGATGTGGGAAGGTGATTTTTCATATAAGGATATACAAGAAAAATATAATATTGGTTTAAGACCACTTCAACGTTTTGCTAAAGAAAATAATTTTGGACCTAAAAAGAAACCAAATAAAAATACAAAAAGTACCACTCAAGAATTTATAAAAAAAGCAAAAGAAATACACGGCGATCAATACATATACGATTCAGTAAATTACACAAGAAGTCAGGAAAAAGTGAAGATTCAGTGTCCTAAACATGGTATTTGGTATGTTAGACCGGACAATCATTTACATTCTAAAAGTGGTTGTCCAAAGTGTTTATGTTCTCAACCAGAAAAGGAGCTGATAAAATTTACAGAGGAATACGCAAAAATAGAACATAACAATCGTTCTATTTTAAATGGAAAAGAAATAGATATTTACATACCGGATTTTAAATTAGGTATTGAATTTAATGGTTTAATGTTTCATTCAATAGGTTCACATAAATCAAGTATGTTTAACATACCAGATACACCTGAAAACAGAAAGAAACACCTCGTTAAGACTGATTTATGTGAAAAACAAGGAATCCAGTTACTCCATATATTTGAGAACGAATGGATAAATGAAACAAAAAAGAAAATATGGAAATCGGTTGTATTAAATAAACTTAAATTAAGTAACAGAATACCAGCTAGAAAAACACAAATAAAAGAACTCACAACACAAGAAACAAAGTTATTTCTTGAAGAAAACCACTTACAAGGTTACACACCAGCAAGTATTAGATACGGTTTGTTTTATGGTAACGATTTAGTTTCATTAATAACATTAAGTAAAGGAAGAAATACTATTTCTGGTGGTTATGAATATGAATTAATTCGTTTTTGCAATAAAATAAACACAACAGTAATAGGTGGTGCTAGTAAACTGTTTAAATATTTCATTAAAAAACATCAACCTAAAAATATAGTTTCCTTTGCTAATAGACGTTGGTCTGATGGTAGTTTGTATTATAACTTAGGTTTCAGGTTAAGTCATATATCAGATCCTAATTACTTTTATTTTAAACCAACAGAAAATATATTATACAGTAGAAATAAATTTCAAAAACACAAACTTAAAGATCTATTAATTGATTACGATCCAGAAAAAACTGAATTTCAGAATATGGATAAAAATGGCTACAGAAAAATTTATGATTCGGGGAATTATGTTTTTGTGTGGGAAGAAAGGAGATTCTTAGGTCCGGAGACCTAAGAATCTAAAAGTTCTTAAGCAAGAACTGTAGTATCAAAGTTGATACCCATTGTAGTAGCGTATTGATCACCACCCCATGGGTTTTCAGCTAGACCATATCTACTCATTGCGATCAATGCAGGTTGACCAGTTGTAACGTGAGTTACTTTTTGAATTTGAACTGGTGTATATGGTGCATAAACCCCAAGTGAATCTTGGTTAGAACCTTTGTAAAGTGCAGTTACATATTCACCCTGGTCAGCGTAATTATCTACGACAACATTGAATTTGTTATCGAATCTACCCGCTACTGGGTTCAATGAGTTAGCATTAACAGTAGAATCAACAGCTGCTGGAGTAAATCCACCAATAGCTTCAAGAACAGTAAGAACTTTTGGAGAGATTAGCAATTTGTTAGCTGCACCTCTTTTGTTTCTTCTACCAATTTCTCTTGACATATCAGCAATTTTAATAGCAAGTGCTCTGTATCTTTCGATTTCCCATCTACCAGCGTTGAAGTTTGCAGGTTGACCAGCTGTTTGGTGGTTTCCATAAGAACCATTCAAGAAGTATTCACCTTCAAGTTTTGCTCTAGAGTTAACAAAGTCAACGATTTCTCTGTCAGTTTCAGCTTTAATTTCGTAACCCATAAGGTTCATTAATTCCTGATCTGCAAGAACACCGTGCATTGCTTTAAGATCTTGATACATTTCAATTGTGTATTCAGCTCTTAGTTTTCTTGTTTTCGCTTCAACTTGAACTCTTTCAACCGCGATACCAACTTCGTTCATTTCGTTACCAACAACACCACGAGTTTCACCGTTTGCTGTAGTATAAGAACCACTGAAGTTAGGAAGAATTTTATCAAATGCAGCAATACCTGTGAATGACTCAACTACATCACCACCTGGTGTTAGTCTTGTACCTGGTGTAGTAAGTTCAACAAGAACAGCCCACATTCCAGCTTTTTGTCCACCAACAGCTTGACCACCTACAGTGTTATCAACTTTTTGACCAGCTGGCCAGTTAGATCCAAGTGCACCGTGTTCTGCTGGTTCAGCGTATACAACTGTACCTGTAGCTGTGTTACCGCCTGTTACTGTATCACCAACAGCTTTCTGTGCACTAACAAGAAGAATCTGTGAGTTAGCGTTTGTAATTGTGTACTGTGAAGGACCACCTGGTGTTTGGTTAGTTCCTGGTTTACCTGTAATACCGTTAGCAGCGTTTCCAAGATATCTATTAGTCAACGCGTAAATGAATCCAGTAGGACCAGCAAGTGGTTGAACACCTAGAAGTTCATTAGCAATCAATGCTGGGTATACTTTTCTTAGCATTGGCATTAGGAACGGAGTAAATTGTGCAACGTCAGATGCAATAGTTCCTTCCGAAAGTTGTCTTTTTGTGTCTTCTGCAGTATTTTTCATAATTGCAGATAATGTATGTGCTTGAGACTCTGAAAGTGGAGCATACTTATCAGACTCAAGAAGTTGTTTGAAATCTTTTTCAGCCATTATTTTTTCCTTTTTAGTCATTAGACTTTATTTTTTTTTTTAAGATTTGAGTCCCGTTAGGGTTTCAGTCTCTTTTCATTATCTACTCAAATCAACTTTTATTATTTATATTTGTTTTTAGTTCTTAAACATATTTTGAAAAGTCAAGTGCATCGTCAGCAGATACTTTTTCTGGTTGTTTAAACGCAGCATCTGGAAGTGTTGCTGGAGTATCTTCAAAATCTTCAGCTCTTGCACTTATAATACTTTCTTTAATTGTTTCAAGTTTTTCTACGTATTCCGGACTTCTATCGAATGGAACTAAATCACTTAGTTTTTCGAATTTAGATTTTTCAAGAATTGTTAAACCTTCAGAAAGTTCAGCAACGATACCTGCTTGTAAGTACTTATCAGCTTCTCTTTTTGATTCAACAAGTTTATCAGCAAGGTCAGAGATTTTTTCTTCAGCTCTTTCAAGTTTTGCTTCAATTGAATTTTCGTCTTCGTTTAATTGTTTTGCTTCCTGAATTGTAAGTAAATCAACACCAACAACTCTAACCATGTTATCAAACATTTCAAGTAAAGTTTTTGCTTTTTCGTCAGCAATTTGTGCTTCGTATGTTTCAGAATTTTCCGCAATGAAATCTTCTACAACCGAATCAAGATACCCATCAAGAGATTCTGTAAGGAATTCTACTTTTTCTTTGTATTCTTCCTCAAGTTTTTCAGTTCTTTCGTTTACTTCTTTTTCAACGTATTCTTCCATAAGTTCCGTTGTTTTTTTAAGTACAGCATCTTCAAATGCTTCTTGAAGAGCAATCTTTTCTTCTTTTTCAATGTCCATAGATTCGAACATTGGTTCAAGTTTAATTTCTTTTTCAGCCATTGTTTTTTCCTTTTATGATTTTTATCATTTTTTAGTTACGTCCGGTTTTACCGTTTCAGTACTTATTTCATACAATAACATTTCAGTTATTGACTAACAGTAACTATTTTTTATACCACCCAACCCATCCTAGAGTCCAGTTCTCAGATAAATATGTTTCAACTTTTTCGGGTTGAATTCTCTTATACTTTCCTTCGGGTGTGGTCATCATTACCTTTCCAAAGTTTGGATTTTCTTGTCCTTTTTTACCATACATAGGATTTCTAGAACCTTTTTTTGTATCTGATAGGTGTTTTATTGTTTTCCTGGTATGGGTTTTACCTTTATTATTGATACTTATTTTTTTCTTGCTTTCTTCTGTGTGTGGTGTAGTATGACACGCACCGCCTTTACCACCTAACGCCATATTATAAGTATCACTTCTTCCTATGTAATCTTCATTTACAATAAGTTTCTCAAGAGCGTTCATTTCCTCAAATGTATCACACACAAACAATATTGTTTTAGTAAAGTTTTCTTTACCGTATTTTTCTATTGCTTGTTTTAATACAGTACCGGACCCTAAATACAAATCGTTTAAGTCTTCAGTTATGTGTTGACCTGTGTATTCTTTATTATTGATAAGGTTTCGTGTTCTGTAGATAGTGTAATACATTCTTAACCTTTACCTTTATTTTTATTTATAATATTTATAAATCTTTAACTATTTTATATTTCGTCTACTAATTTTTTACCGTACCTAACAGCAGATAAAATATTTCTAAACGCAACCATAGGAACCCAGTTTTTACTATCATTGTCCCATTTAAGATGTATTAGTTGACCTTTGTATTTAATTACTTTGGTTTTAGTTTCTTGTGGAGGTGCGTAACCTAAATAACCTTGTGTTTCTTGAGACTCGAATAGTCTTTTTACTGCTTTGGAAATTTCTTTTTCATTATTAACATAAAACTCTAAATATTCTTGTGGTAATTCAATTAATGCTTGTTCAAGACTTTGATATTTTTTAATCTTTTCAATAAAACTGTTTATTGTTATGTTTTTATTTTGTTTTTCTATAATCTCGTGAAATGTTTCTTTAAACATAATTACCCTTTAGTCCCAACTTAGGTATATACCTGTAACGTCTTCAAAAACATCTTTAAATTCTTGCGGTTTAATAATTTTTTCAGATACCAGTGTATCCATAGTTCCTTCAATTAAATTATCAGTTCTGTTTCTAAACTCAACTATAACGTTATCATGATAACGTACTACTCTACAAAAATTTGCTTTTAGTGACCTGTCAAACTCAAATTTAAAACCATTTTCGGTAATTGTTATGTCCTCTTCACTTAAATTAGCAAAAGTTTCAAGTTTGTCTAATAACTTTTTATCAAGTATATTTTCTAAGAGTTCTACACCTGTGTGTCCGTATTTCATTTGTTTCCTTTATTTGATGTTTGTTGCGAAAGTTATATCTTTGTAAGGTATTTCAATATTTGTTTCACCGAATCTGTTAGAATCAATGACAACACCCTTTTTATCCAATTTAATTACATTACCGGAAGAAAGACCAGAACGTGCTCTGGAATCTTTATATTGTATATACAACCTACCTGGTTTTGTTTTTAATTCTTTTAAGTATTCGTAATTGAAGTTAGGTGTTAGATATTTTCGTTTAATATCTTCCCTTGACTCTGTAAATAACTCTTTAAACATTGATTACCTTTATTTTTATTTATATTTTACCGAATAATACACTTTGTTGGTATTTCAATTGGTTTATTTGTAACTGGGTCCACTTTGTTAAAAAATTCTGTTAATATTTCTCTAAGGTTAGTTATTGTTTTAACGAGTTCATTACCGCTAGTATCGGTTACAGGAATACCATTTTTAATAACATTCCATTGGTTTTCTTGTATGTCCTCTTCTGAATTTATACAATAGCGTCTGTAAACATACCTATTATTGAGTGTTGTTTCAATAATGATTTGTTGAAGATTTTTTAAAGTGTCTTCATAATTATTAACGTATTGGTAATCAGACCATTTTTTGTTAATATATTGTGCCATATTCTTTCCTTATTTCAAGAATTTTTTAAAACCTTCCTCAATATCTTCAGGGTCTTCCGTGTCTGTTTCTTCTTTGTCTTTATCTTTTGATACATTTTTATCTTTCGGAGTATCACCAGATTTTTTATCTTTTTTACGGATTTGTTCTTTCTCTTCTTTTTCGAGTTCATCATCCGAAGGACCCTCACGCTTCAGTTTAGCGTATTCGGATTCCTCTTCATATATTTTTTTAAATTTTAACATTGTTTACCCTTTATGCGTACAATGCGGCCATTCTACGCCAATCTTTGGCACCGGCTTTTCTAAGTGCTCTTGTTATACCAACAGATCTCATGTTAAGTGTTTTATTTTTTCTAGCAATTTCAGGTGTAATATAAGGAACTTCACCTGTAAATCTACCTTTACCAGACAATGCGTCCTTTGCGTCCGGAACTAACGCTTCAAGTGTTTCAATAATTTCTTCTTGTGTATCACCTTCATATTCCATAATTGTTGCCATTCTTCTAAGAACATCACGTTCCGCTAAGTAAACATCAATAAAAATACTTCTTGATTTAATAGCATTGTCGAATTTATTTGCTGGAAGGTTACTAATGTTAATAAACGTTCCTTCGTAATTAAACTTTGAAGGTGGTTTCATTTTAGTATTTGGGTCTTCCATCACTTCAGCAATCCACATTTCCTCGTATTCTTGTCTTTCTTCTTTAGTCATTAATGCAACAGGTGCTACGGCATTTGACATCCATTGAAGAGCTCTTTCACCAGAATCCGAAGTAACGATTTTCATCATGTTAATCATGTCTTTATCGTTCCAAATACTATCACTGTCGTCAAAAAGATTAAGTTTGTTTTTATTCATAAGGAGTAATTTATACAACCCGAAACCTGATGTTTTTAGTCCTTCATGGTAAGCCCATTTATACTCAGGTCCTTCACCGTAAGGTCCTAATATTTTTGTAAGAACTTGTTTTGTTCCGAATGTTTTACCAATACCACCCATACCACAAATAATTAAAGAACGCCATTTACCCATCGCTACAGTTTTGGCAGCTTCTTCCATATCTTGGAATACATACTTAGGGTCCGCAAAATACTCGGTATTACTATCAAGCTTCTTTTGTGATTCTTTTAATTCTTTATCAAATTTAGTAACTTCAGAATCATTGAGTTTCATGGTCATGTATTCATCCCATTCTGCTTCAAGACCGCGTTTTGCTAAAATTGTTTCAAAATCTTTTTTACCACGTGTATAAGAAATTGGTATACCTTTAAGTTCCGCAAACGCTTGTCTGTCAACAGGTTTACCAGCAATTGCTTCTTCAATTTTTTCGTAGTCTTCGTTTATTACATCTTTTAATTTAACAGGAACAACCCTACCAGCTTTAATACTATCAAATGTTTGGTTAACAATTCTTACAATATTTACATCTTCACTAAAAAATAAAGAAATACTCGGTTCTGTTAATGTATCACCTTGTTTCCAAAAATCAATACTATTAACACTGAAGTTATTTTTAGACCCGTAAACATTATTAAATCTTATTTGTAAACCTTCTGGTGACATATAACGCATACCTACACCGGTTTCACCTGTTGATTTTTTGTATTGGTCCATCCACGCATATTGAAAATTTGCTTTTAGTCTTTTGGAAGCAATTTTAGCTAATAAGTTTGAAACTTTTTTAAGATTATCATTACTAAACTTTGCTTCGTTTA